CTTCCGATCTATCGCACTTAAGTGTTGATCACCGATCTTGGTCGGATTGAATTAAGTAATTCAATAAGATCAAACCACTTTACTTGATTACGCCTTGTTGGGTCTGTAGATCCTTTAGAAAAGGGAGCATACAAATCCTCGAAGGTTACCGGATTAGGTTCGATTTCAAAGTCAAGAACTGAATCTTGATCTAAGACCTCAATCTCCTCCGGCATCAAGGTCGCTCTGTTCTGAGCGCGAGCGAATTTATCCCAAAAGGATAAAGTCGCCCAAAGTGGCACGCGCAGATCCCTGGTCGGGATCACCGCAGAAACACTATTGATAACCAATTGGTTATCTGGTGTTAAATTTAACAGGCGATTATCGTGAACAAAATCGATAATCCCTACGTCCACCCTCCTTTGAGGAAGGGCAACTGTTAAATCCTTTCCGTATAGGAAGGAAACAATAGGGTCTTCTAACCTTTGCAGGAAAGATCGCCCTTCTGAATTCCATCCCAATCCCCCAAGAACATCGGGGACCTTAGCAATAATGTCAATGACATTCTGTTGCTTCGGAGAAAGGAGAATTACACCCTTGGGCCCAATATTGCGGACAAAATCCACAAAATTGGAATCACTTAGCTCTCGCCATTTGAATTGTGGAATTATCTCAGTTCTTAAGATAATTTTACCCGCAAATTCAGCTACCTTGTCAGACTCTAGAGATTTCTCTTTAGATACCTGGCACCCTAGCAAATCAAGTTGTTTTCGATATTCATCGTAAACACGGCGGTCGGAGATGACTACGTCATCACCGAGAACAGCGAACGGGAGCTCTTTGGTTTTTCTAAGACCAATGCCCCAGCAAATATCCATTAATAGGATATTATGAGCTAATCCAAAGCTAAAGAAAGAAGGCCCCAGCCCTAAGGGCTGGCCACGAGTAAACTTGTGGAGCTGTATTTCACCATTTTCCTTGGAAAACCAAGGAGATTGGGAAACCTCGCTAAATATCCCGACCAGGGATAAATAGCGACTTCTCAGTTTTGGATCAAGGACACGAACCCGCTTTTCCAAGCAGGCAAGTGTGTAATTCAAAGGGAAAAGATTCGTCGCATCTGATAAGTCAACGGAATAAACCGTTTTCTCATCGATGAGCCACTTCTGAACCCTTTCAACACCAGCAGCTTGATCGAATGTAAAGTCATTCGGCAATGATTTAAGTACTTCCCCTAGAACCTCTTTTAATGGATCTAGGACAGCTTGGACAACCCGATTAGGGTTAGCCACAGCTCTTAACTTAAATCCGGGCTCTTGTATGTAGGATATCTTACCTACACACAAATTTACAGGTTTAGCAGAATATTTAATTTCTGCGGAACCTTCTTTCCACATGTCGGAAAATAAACGAACGGGTATAACCTCATTAAAAATGTTGCTATACTTCCGAACGAGTTTTGCGATTGGTCGGCTTGCCAAAGCCGAAACAAAAGAAAGAAAGGTATCAGTTTCAGGATAGGATTTCCCATCCGGACCTGGTTGAAATCTTTCCGCACTCAGCGGAAAGTTTACCCATGGTTTCCCTTCGGGAATATGACGGATATTACCGACATATCTCGAATAACGGGGAACAACTGACATTCCAGTTTCATCGGTCGATTCCATCGATCCGAAGAACTTAGACCTCTGAGTTTCCGTGACCTTTTCGGAGAGAAAGGATGAATAGATCATTAGCGAATTTATCGCTATAAATCTCCCTTTCTTCCCGCGTTGGGATAAACGGAAGAGCTCAGCTATAGGACCTGAAGGAATACCATCACGATTTCGATGGACCCAAGGTGCTAATACCTGGCGACCAGCCAAGGCATTAATCATCTCTATTTTCAGGGACTTTAGCCGCTTCACAGTCCATTCCGGACCTGAAGCCTCTGCCCATTTGGCAACTAATGCTTCTAGCCTCACGGCTAAGGGCGCATTAAGCCCAAGTGCTTTCAAGCGTTGTACTAATTTCATTTCTTCTATATTTAGATGTTAATGACGTACAGTACACCAGTCTGATGTACAGTGAGCCC